TGGCTGTAGCGAGCGGCAGCCGTGCCGGGCTCGTCCTCATTGGAGTAGGGGTTAGCTTGGCGATCAACGCTGCCAGTCAGGTTCAGTTCCATTGACTCAAACCCCTGGAATGCTCAAACCACCAGTGCCACCTGCGACGTCTGTGCGCAGCTTTCGGCGGCCGATACCAGCCCGAATAGCCAGTTCGCCAGCGGCAGTTTGACCAGCAGTGGCGCCAGGCACCCCGGTTGCCGCGGTCGGTGACTCGACGGCCGACATGGCGGCTGTTGCCACCTTCTCTGGGGCAGGGGGAGGGGTCGCCATGGCGATAGTCCGCTGCTCTGCCTGTTGCGCCCGTTGAAAAGCCATCTGCTCTTCAAACTGGCGCCGCTGTTCTTCCATTTGCTGGCGCTGAAGCGCCTCCTGCCGGGCAGATGCCCCGCTGTCACCACCACCGCCACCACCGCCACCACCGCACATAGGTCAAGCCTCCTCTTGTTGCTCAAGATAAACGGAGCGCAACATGCGCACCACGGACCGTTGGCCCACCATCATCCAGATCAGGCGGTCTGAATCATCGAGATCAGGGCACTTCTCTGGAAGCACTTCATCCAGTCGCTGGAGAAGGGCCTCGTCAATGGGAGGCCAGGGTCGGTCGTCGTACATCATCAATAGTCCCAACGGATGCGTGGTCGGCCAGGGCGAATGCCGACGTGGATGAACCCCTTGGGCGCCCCATAGCCCAAGGAGTAGGGCCAGGCGCCATCGGCCCACTCTTGGAGGGTGTAGACAGACACGCCGTCGACGTAGAAATCCAGCGCACCCGTGTCAGGCGCGTCGTATAAGTGCTCCGAACGGCTGGCGCCACCAACCATGGCGTTGATCTTGGCAGGCCGATAACCGCTGGTGACGATGACAGGCTTGTTGAAACGGTCCCTGGCCTTCTGGGCGAACTGACAGATCAGTGCGGCCGTGTCGCACTGGTGCTGCGCGACGAAGCGCCTGGACTCTGACTGCAGTGCGATCTCCCCATAGGTGATGTTCGGGGTGATCTTGTAAGAAAAAGCGGAACTTGGCTTGAACTGCCCTTGCTTTACGGGCGGATCTGACCGGTAAAGGTCCGCAAACGCCTTCAGCTGCTCTTCCGAGAGGTGCGATTGCAGCTGATTCCATGCTGCGATCTGATGGCTGAGGTTTTTGAAGTGCTTTGCAGCGTCAACCAGCTGAATTGCGGACATTGGTTACCGGCTCCTTCGGAAAGATTTGAACATTTGTGACCTGAAACGGCAACTCCTCCCACACGTCACAGCCCATTGCCACTTCCCACGCCATGTCTTCGGTTGGAGCGATGACAATGGTCTGGAACGACCCCTTTGCAACGGTGCCAGCGGGCCCGACAAAGGCCCCAGGCAGCCGAATGACCCAGGCCCTAGGCCTGTTGGGTAGCTCGTTGGGGCATCCAGGTTCCTTTGCCATTGGCTTTCGGAAGGTCAGTAAGAGCAATGCCAAGAAACTGCGCGTCAAGGGCCCCATCAAGGTTCCCCATGAAGGCATCCAACTCAAGATCCCAGAGTTCCGCCTTCCGTTCAGCGATGGCACGGTCTTTGTCGATTGCGAGGGACTCGTTCCAATACTGAACGGCTCCGGCCAGGGCGTCTAGGCGGTCATCATGCTGAAGGCAGTTCTTCTCGACCGTGAGATGGGTGAGCTGATGGAACAGCTGGTAGCCCAGCTTGATCTCAGCTGCGTCTTCATCCCGGCCGCGGCTGTCTCCTTCGACGACAGAGCGGTTGACGATCAGTCGGTGCTGGTTGAGGACAGGCTCCAGGGCCGAAATGATGCGCCGTTCCTTCTGGATGTTTGACCGCACCGGCTCGATGGTGCAGGGGTGATGGACCTGCAGGTGTGGCTTGAGCAAGGACTCAAGCATCCCTTGGCCGAACTGGTCCTCAAGCAGGATCAGATTGACGCTGTGTCGCTTGGCGGCTTTGGCCAGGCCCTCCAGGACGACGTCGGTGTAGCCCTCCCGGTAGGCGCCCACCTCCAGGACGAACAGGTTGCCGTTGAGATGGGCCACGATCGCGTAGGCCGTCTCGTCAGCACCACGACCGGAGGGGTCAATGAACATGGCGCAGCCTTGGAAGGGCAGCCATTCGCCGTGGATATAGGCCGGGCGGTGGTAGTAGTCCCCGCTGAAGCCAACAGCTGGCAGGTCCGTGATGCGGAACTCAGCGCCAGAGGACCACACCAGCTTCTCTGGGGCGTGATCACTGACTTCCATGACCATGAGATCCGACAGGCGCAGCGGGAACCGCTCCAGGTCGGAGAGCGACGTGTCCAGCTGGAACTGCAACGCAAAGGCTGACCGGCCGTAGCTGACCTCCCGCTCGAGAAGATCCATCTCTGAAAAGCGGCCCGGATCAACCGGCTTGCCTTTCAGCTCAACGCAGCTCTCACGGACGACAGGTGCCAGCAGATCGCCGTATTTCTCCGGCTTATCGGGGTAACGAGCAGGCCAGATCCGAGCAGTGAAGCCCTTGTGTAGCAGCTTGTTGTAGATCGATTCCTCGGTCTGAGGGGTGCCCAGGTACAGCACCTGCCCACCTGGCTTGAGGATGGCGTTGTATTCGCCAACAGCAGCCAGCAGCTTCTCCCGCATCCCGACAGACCACGACGTCGTCGGTGTCTCGATGTCGTCCGGGATGATCAGGTCAGCACGGGAGCCAGTGATCTGGCCGAAGATGCCAACCGACTTGACCGAAGGGCTCTTGTCTGGCCTGGCAGGACCCACGTCAAAGGCATTGACAGCTGACCGTTGCTCCTCGCGCCTGGGCTCCAGGCATTTGAGGATCGCCATGTCCCGGATCAGCTGCAGGCAGAAGGTCGTGAAGTTTTTAGCTTCTGCCCCGGAGGCCGAGTTGACCATGATCTTCAGCTGCGGGTCCAGGCGCAGCTTCCACAGCACAAAGGCCGCGGCCATCCACGACTTACCTACTCCTCGGTAGCCCTCGATGATCCGCCGTTTGGGACCGTGCTGCATGTACTCAGCAATGTCCAGCTGGATTGGTGTTGGATCAGGCAGCTGGAGGTGCTTCCAGACGATGCAAAGGAAGTAGCGAAAATCAGATGCAAAAGGCTCAGGAAGTTGCTCCCATTTCATGCTTGCAACAGCGCTACTACGCCCACGGTCCCACGGAGGTGTTAGCACCAGCCACGCCAATGGGCCAGATGGCGAAATGAGAGCCGGTTAAAGTGCTGTAGGCACCACCAGGGGAAGAGCTTAGCCGGTATTGAGGGATAAACGTACCGCCCGCGTTAATACTTACCGTGCCAGACAGCCTGAAAACCCGAAGTTGTACTGTGTTAGAGGAGGCCGAGCCGATGTTAGCGTTGGCCGTGGAAGCAACAGTCACGCTCGCAGCGTTTAGTATCAGGGCAGGAAGGGTTACGTTACTGCCATTTGATGTACCGTTGTAAAAGATATTGTTTACAGTTGCTGTGCCCCCGAAGTTCACACCAAACGTATGAGATGTCGTGCCTGAGGCCTTGCTCACGGCAAAGTTTAGCTCAAATGCGTAGACCGTATTGGCTGCAAGTGTGACGCCAACACCAAATAGGGATTGGTCAGCGGTTGTATTAGCCCCAGTCAATCCGCTGTCGAGCCGGTAAAACATCATCGACGGCGACACGCCGCGGCCACCTGGCGTGGAATAGATCACCCTGCCGTCGTACTCAACGGCGCCAGCGGTTGCTGTCGTCAGGTTGGAGCCTGACTGCAGGGTCAGCGGGGATAGGGAGCTGGTGCCAGCTGCCAGGGTCAGGTTGCTGGTCAGCGTGCCACCCGTGAAGGCGCTGGGGGGCGCTGCCCAGCTGCCGTCTGCCCGCAAGAAGTTGGTGGTGCTACCGCCAGACGAAGGCGTCAAGCCAGCCAGAATGCTGGTGAACAGGGGCAGGGTGACATCGCCGCCGGTGCTCGACTCGAGCAGCCTGCTGCTGGCTGTGTAAGAAAGATCGGTGCCGCCCGAGCCAGTGCCAGCCGGGGCGTCAACCCACTCGGTGTCGTAGTTGAGATCGCTGGCCTTGGCCAGGATCTGATTTTCCAGCCCGCCAGGGGCAACCCCAGGAGACTTGTCCCCTTCGGGGGCTGGGATATACAGACTCATCAGACGAACTCAGTGACCTGAGCGGCGCCGTTTGCATTACTCCAGATGCCGTAGATCGCATTGGTGACGATCAGCTGCTGGTCCAGCAACAGGAACGACCCAGGCTGCATCTCCATGAAGGAGTTGGCAATCGTGGCTGGGTTGCTGAATGACAGATACAGCTTGCTGCTCGACACGTTGCTGATCATGAGTCCATCGCGGTTGGCGTTGGATGCAAGGAGCAAGACGCTTGAGGCCGTGCCAGCCACCGACGTGGTGGTGGGAGTTCGTGCAGCAACTGTGGTGACGACAGGGACCGCTGACGCCCTGAGCTGGGTGTCGGTCAAGGGGCCAGACACAGGCACCGCCGAAGCCCGCAGCTGGGTATCGGTCAGCCCACCGGTCACAGGCACCGCTGTGGCCCGCAGCTGAGTATCGGTCAGCGGGCCAGACACGGGCAGTGCCGTTGCACGGAGCTGGGTGTCAGTCAGGGGGCCATCAACCGTGATGGAACCGCCGCCGTCATCAACCGACAGGGTGCCACCAGCATCGCTGACAGGCACCGGGGCAGCGTTGGTGTTGTTGACCGTGACGCTGGTAGGAACCGTGACGTTCGAGATCGTGACCGATCCACCGTCAAGGGTGACCGGAATCGACGCACCAGCTGGCCCAGTTACCTGTACAGGGCCTTCATTCGGGCCAGTGACATGGGTAGGCATGGGTATCAGGCGACCCTGCGCCTTGGCATTTGTACCACCTTATCCAAATCAGGCACTGAAGCCACCAAATCTCCAAAGGGCGTGCCCTCGATGGGCTGTGCGCTGATCTGGTTGTCCTTGAGGAACTGCCGCAGGATGTTCAGTTCACCGGTGGTGATGGTGCCGTCTTCCATCTTCTGCTGCAACAGCAACGCCAGGCCCATGTGCAGGTCGGCCAGTTGTTCGTTGATGTCGTGAGCAGCCATGGAACGACGTCTCCGTCTTTCAATTCTGAGGGGCCTCGGCAAGAAGGCCCCCAGGTCAGTACCCACCACAGGCACCTACCCAACGACTGGTTCGGCGCAGCGTTGGACCAGCTCACTGTAGGGCCATCCCTCACTCAAGGGATTCCTTGAATACCTGCCACATCCGCCCCTTGACCTGCTCTGACCCCACAGACGCCACAGCAGGGTTCAAAAGGTAGAAGAACGTCCCGTCGTGGGGATCCTTCCCCTTGGTCAGCAGAAGGGCCTTCCTGAGCCTTGTGAGGCTGCTGACGACGTGTGGCACTTGCATCCGCAGCCGCTCGGCCAGCTTCTCCGTCGTGACCGTGATCTTCCCCGTACGCCAGCTGGCGTAGGCCATCAACGCCCACAACACCGCCATGTCCCGTAGCTCCAGCCGACGCTCGGCAACCAGGTCAAGGCATCGGTCCATCTCCAGCAGGTGGGTCTTCACGAACTTGGCCTCGTCGTCCCATTTAGACTTCACAAGTCAGCTCCTGACTGACGCCCCTTCCTTGCTCCCCCCACTCGGCCATGCCCGACCCAGTGGGGAGAAGGGGTTTTACATGGCCGAGTGTAATCGCATTGCTGCTCTGGGGTAGGCCCCTCCCCTTCCTGACAGGCCCGTTCGAGAACTCTCTCTTTATCTCCAATAGGACGACCCAGGGGCCTGCCCTACTCAGCGGTAGACAGAAGCAGAGACCAGGTTCACCCAGGCAAAAAGGGCAGCTCGGCTGCCCGCCACAGGCTCACCGCGTAGCCAGGAGCAAGTGCCGGTCCCCGACCGGCCGCAGCTCCCCTGCCAACGAACCAAACTTTCCCCACTCCCTGTGGATAACAGCCAACAGCCATAAGACGGCTGCCGCCGGTCGTCTAACAGCCAACAGCCAGCAGCCAGTTGGCCCCTCCCTCACCCCGTCACGGGGCTTAAGAGGGTTCACCTAAGGCCATCCCCGTCACACCTGCGTCGTACTTGAGACGGCCGAGGCTGGTCACCTTTTTGGTCCGGAAAATGCGAGGGGCTTACGCCTATGGCGCCCCCGGCCACTACCCCCCTGGGGGGTGCCTGCCGGCCCCCTACAGAGGCCCCAGGGGGTGCCTGCTTGTCCAATGGACAGGGCCTGCCCCAGTGGACACCAGTCATGCCGAAGGGTCTGGTGGGTCTGCGTACCTGTGGCAAAGACAGGTGCGCAGGGCTGGCCAGGGCGTCGCCCTGGTGGCCACCGGCAGGTGGGGTGGCAGGGGCTGGGCTGGGGTGGCCTGGGCTCTATTGATTGAGTCATAAGCCGCCCTGTGCCTGAACTGAGCCAGGGTCCAACCACGACGACCCCAAGCCAACCCCAGGACGTGAAGAGATGTGACAATCGAAACGCCGAGGGCCTGACCGGCCCACGGGTCACCAGATCTGGTGGATAGGGTGGAGGAGCTTCCAGCCCCAAGGCCGGAGGCGTCGCCCTGGGGCGCAATGCCCGGGGTGTGCCCACCACGCACCTAGACAAATGAACGTGACCGAACGGTCTCCCAAGGCGGAGATCATCGATGCAGCGTGCGAGCTGACTGATTACCAGTCGGAGCGCATCTGCGAGCTGGAGCAGCAGCAGGTGGCCCTGTGGGCCCTGGTGGCCGTGCTGGCTTCCCTTCTTCTGGTGGGGGTCTGATGTACGCCATCCACCTGACAGAAGAGCAACTGCGTTTTGTGCACGCGGCATTGATCCAAGCGGCCAACCACAGCCGCTCAATGCAGGACGAGCACCTAACAAGGCATGAATGCCCCGACCTGCCCATGTCGGCCCGGTCCTTCTATTGGGACCGGTACCGGGCATGGGCCAAGGTCGAGCACCAGGCCATCGACCTGGCCAACCAGGTTGAAGGTGACCGGCGCTTCGGGATCGAGGCTTACCGGCTAACCGGCGGCAGCCTCATGACCGACTGATGCCAGCACTGAGGGGAGCTTGCTCCCTTCTCTGCTGCCCTCATGGCAGCCCATTACACGTTCCGAACCATGACAACCAAAGAGAAAACAGAACAGCTCAGCCCGGCCGAACAGAACGGCAGGGGGTGGATTGAATCCATCGCCGCGGCCTATGAGGCCCACCAGTTCTGCGCCTCAGGGTTCCACACCCTGAGCCAGGCCGGCTGTGACCTCTCGAGGGAGGCCAGGGCCTGCCTGCGAGAGCACGGTTACGACGGCACCAATCACGACGTGGTGACCGAATGGATTGAGGATGCGATGCGGGAGGCACCGTTGAGCGTTGAAATCAGAGAGGGGTGGAAGGGCCCCGGCGATGGTGCATCCCTAGACCCTGAGGAGTTCCGGGTGCTGCTCAGCACCGGCGGCCCTGCCTTGCGGATCAAGGGCGAACTCAACCACGGCGAGCCGTCCCGTTGCTGGCTTGAAATCCAGGACTGGGGCACGCCCTGGGTTCGGATGTTCAGCCAGCACGAATACGAGGTCAACGCCCTCCGCTGGTTTGCCGGCCTCTTCTATTACGGGGAGGGTTGAACCGATGCTGAGCCGTTCACTGCCGACGCTGGCCGTTGTGCTGGCGTCGTCCTTTCTATGGGCCCTTGCGATGCAGGAGCTAGCCCATCAGCCGGTGACCAGTACCGGCACGCAACCGACGCACCGGGCCCCGCAACAGTGAGGCCTGGCCACGTCGTCCTGACTGCGCTGGTGATGGCTGCCCTCTGGGCGGCCACGCTGGCACCACTCATGCCCACCCACCACAGAGAACCAGACCATGACGCACTTCATTTACGCCCACGATCAGGGCACCGTTGATTTCATTGACAGCCACAACACCAAGGCAGGAGCGATGGCTCACGTCAACCGCTTAAAGGCTGAGTTCAACCGCCACCCCAGCTGGTTTGATTACGCCTGCCCCTGGTTTGAGATCAGTACCGTCCCTCCATACATGGAGACTTACACCTTCCCCGACATGTCGGGCATGGGTTAACTAGCACCAGGGCCCCAGCGGTGGGGCCCACCCCACCCGCCGCCGCCCGGGCCCCGGCCCAGGGGTGGGGGGTGGGGGGTGGAGTGGACAGGCCCTGCATATATAGATGTGTCACGGGCATTGTCATTGCCTCCGTCATTGCCTCCATCCTTGTGACCGCCAGACATGAGAGCACCACACCAACTGTTGATTCAGGCAGCGGCACGCCTTGCTGCTGACGGACACGTCGACCTGTCTGCTGACATCAGGCAGCTAGCCAACAAGTGGACACCTGAATCTGAAAAGGACCTGATCTCCGGGTCATCACCCATCCAACTGCAACAAACCAATGACCCAAGGACCGACTGAACTGCAGCTGTGTCAGCTGTATCGAGACTGGTGGAAGGACAGCTATGGCACTACGCCCAATAGCCAGGCGACAGTGGTCGCCGCGGCCTTCGCCCGCCATGTGTTGAACACCTATGTGACGAAGCCTGCCACCGATGAGTGACACGCACGCAATGGCGCAGCTGCGCAGTGACCTGCTCACTGCCCTGTATGAGGCGACGCCTAGTCCGCTGAATCGTGACCAACTGATGGAACTGTGTCGCACCAGCTTCCTGACCAGGGACAGGACCTGGTTTGCCGACGCTGTCGTCGAGCAACTCAAGGTGCTGAACCATGCGTCGTTGATCCGTCCGTTCAACGGGGGGTTCATCCTGACGGACAGGGGGAAGAGGGACAGGCAGCAGGCCGCAAGATTCATCAACAACAAGCAACCCAAGGGAGCAGCATGAGCAGGATCCAAGAGTTCGACCAGCGTGCTGAGTCGATCACGCATGACAGGGCTGCCGACTACGGCGACCCACGGATCAGCTTTGATCGCATTGCCTTGATGTGGTCAGCCATCACGGGAGCGGACATCACCGCTCAACAGGTGGCGCACATGATGATTGCACTCAAGCTGGTCCGGTTACAGCACACCCCTGATCACCTTGATTCCTATGTCGACGTCGTCGGTTACGCCAGGTGCGGTGTCCTCTGCGGTCCTGCTGAAGTACGGGGATGACCTAGTCGGTCGGTGCATGGCTGCCTACTGGCAGGACAAGCAAGCACTGATCGACGACCGCTGTCGCATGGCAGCTGTGTTTGAGGTGATCTCCCAAGAGGTGAGGGCCTGGGCCCCTGACAAGGGACAGGCTCGCATCTGTTACCTGGCCATCAACGAGGTGGCTGACCGACTGATCCGTGACACCCAACCATGACCTACCAACCTGAGTGGAGAGAGCAGGACGAGGCACGCATGGCCCGTCTCGAGCGGCTGTATTTCCTTGATGGCCGTAAGCACCTACCTAATGGGCACCCGTTGAAGGGCACCTACACCGGACTGCACCAGAAGTACCAGGAGCGGGGCTGGTGAACAGGGGAACCGACCATCGGTTCGCCTTGCACTGGGCCGAAGGCCAGGCACCCAACCTGGGCGAAGGCGTCAGTCGCACGAGCAAGGAAGCAGCCGGGCTATGGGAGGTGCATGTTTACTTTGCATCTGCCAAGCCGATGAAGGAATGGATCAGGGCGATGAACCACGGGCAAGCCCGCAAGTTTGCACGCAATCGCCACCCATCCGCAACATCAATCACCGTTATTGGAAAACGAAATGCCCCGATCATTTGACCCAACCGAAAACGTTTACAACCTGAAGGTCGCACCTCCAACCAAGGAAGACAGTGACGACAAGGGTTATGTGTTGTACTTCAAGCCAGGCCATGGCTGGTTCTCTGGCTACTGGCAGAAGCCATACATCGATGGCGTAACGCACTGGACCTACCTGCCAGAAAGCCCGCCAGCACTGCCCGATCCCGACATCACTCGTGATGCTGCGTTCGAGAAGTGGACTGCGTCGTTCCCCGATAAGTTCAGCGAGCCAGCTACTGCATTGATCCGCCTTGGTTGGAACGCTGGTTGGAAACGTGCGGTCTGAGCAGGATCAGATTGAGCTGGAACGTGAGATGTTCCAACTTGGTGCCGACCGTCGTCAGCTCATGGGTAACAGGCGCAAGTTATTGCGCATGGAATCCTTATCTGACTACGGCGATGCACTTGTGCAGCTTGGCGTTGAACGCTTGACCCAAGCAATCAGGCATCATCGCAATCAAATCAAGGCAGGCAAGGCAGGCATCACCTATGCAGGCCTGAATCCCTTGACCCAGATGGCGCCGCACAAGATTGCTGCCTGCGCCCTGCGCGTGGTCGTCGACCAGATCAGTTCGACGTGTCGCCTCTCTGCCCTTGCGCATGAGGTGGCCGAGAAGCTGTGGGTTGAGACGATGCTGGCCAGGGCCAGCCGATGGGAACGGCAGAACCACAAGCGTGTGCGTGGTCGCTTCAGCCACAAGGTGCGTGACATCCACCGGATGCGCGGTACCGAGGTGTGGTCAGCCAAGGAGCGTGCTGCAACAGGCGCGTTCCTGGTCTGCTTGATCGCCAAGGAGACAGGTCTGATCGTGGTGAGAAAGGAAAGGGTTGGCTTGCGCACCCCTTTTATGGTGCGTGCCACGCCTGAGTGCCTTGCCTTTGTCAGCAAGGTGCATGAGACAGGCATGTTGCTGTGCCCTTTCTCGCTGCCGATGGTGGTGCCACCCAGGCCGTGGTCGTCACCGCTCGAGGGTGGGTACCTGACTGACATCCCCAACAACTGGCTGCTGAAGGATGGAGCAGAGCTGGTAGCGCAGCATTGCAAGGGCGACGAGCCCTTCATCCAAGCCGCCAACCTCCAGCAGGGGGTGGCATGGCAGGTCAACAGCTGGATGCTGCAGCAGGTGGAGCACGCATGGGACAAGAGCATTGCCATCGGCAACCTCATGCCCCGTGAAGGGTGGACTGTTCCGCCCTACCCCAAGCACCTGCCAGAGGATCACCCTGATGTGACCCAATGGAAGTTCAACGCCCGCCAGATCCACGAGAAGAACGACAAGACCAAGAACCGACGCATCGCCACAGCCAAACAGCTATGGATTGCACGGCGCCTGGTCGACGAGCCCGAGCTGTACTTCCCCATGCAGCTGGACTTCAGGGGAAGGTATTACTACCGACCCCCGTTCCTCAACCCACAGGCCAATGACATCGGCCGGTCGCTGTTGCAGTTCAGCAAGGGCAAACCGATCACCGATGAACGCCAAGCCGAATGGTTGTGGGTGCATGGCGCCAACCTCTATGGACACAGCAAGCTGAGCTGGTCGGCACGCCTTGCCTGGGCACACCAGAACAAGGAAGCCATCTGCCGATCAGGCATGGACCCTTGGCAGAACACTGAGTTCTGGACCAAGGCCGACGACACCTGGCAGTTCCTTGCCTTCTGTCGTGCCGCCTATGAGTACGTCACGCATCGACACCACTTCGTGTGTCAGCTGCCTGTCGTCCTGGACTGCACCTGCTCTGGCATCCAGCACTACTCAGCCCTGCTCCGCAACGAGCACATGGCTGAGCTGGTCAACCTGATGCCAAGCGACAAGCCGCAGGACATCTACTCCCGTGTCTTGATGGCTGTGCTCGAGCGGGTGCGTAGCGATGCAGCCAACGGTGACAAGGCCGAGCAGCTACATGCCAGGTCATGGCTGGAGTTGCAGCCTGACCGGTCACTGACCAAGGCGGTCGTCATGACCACGCCCTACTCAGCCACCAGGCAGGCGATCTTCCAGCACTGCCAACGGTGGGCTTTCGAGCGGACCCTTGAGTTGTATGGCACCGACGGGTGGTGCTTCAAGCGTGGCGCCATTGCTGCCATGCACTACATGACCACCATCCTGAGCAGGGAGACAGCCAAGATCATTGGCCCCGCCAAGCACGCAATGCACTGGTTCAAAAGACTGGGCAAGCTGGCTGGCGAACACGACATCTCCCTTCAGTGGACGTCGCCATCAGGGCTGCTGGTCAACCAGTCCTATGTCGACATGCGGGGGGTGCAGATCGTGCTGCATCACCTGTCGCCGGTGCGGATGACCTTCAGGTCCAACCACCAACCCAGTGGCTTGAGCCCCATGCGCATGGGCAATGGGCTCAGCCCCAACGTCATCCACTCCATGGATGCCAGCCACATGGCGCTGTCGACCATCGACGCCTTTGCCAATGGCGTCACCAATCTTGGCGGGATCCACGACTGCTTTGCCACGACGCCCGCTGAGATGGGGCAGGTACGCGATTCAGTTCGCAACGCCTTTGCCTCCATGTACTCCGAGGACTGGCTCACTGCCATAGCCTCGGATCTCCTGGCCCAGATCCCAGAGGACCTGCGCCAGGCGCTACCCAAGCTGCCCGCCCTTGGTGGGTTTGACATCAACACCGTCCGTCACGCGACGTACTTCATCACCTGAACATGAACTACACCTTTGTCGACAAGATCAAGCTGACCACGCCTGTCGCTCGCTTCCAGTATCCGAAGCTGATCGAACCTGAAACCAAGTTCAACCCTGAGGGTGTCTACAAGGTGACAGCTGCCATCGATGCAGCTGATGCGGCCGCCATCTCCGATGCCCTTGATGATCTGCTCAACCGGCACAAGGCATCGCTCAAGGCGCAAGATCCAGGCAAGAAGGACTGGAAGCTGGTGCAACCACCCTTCGGGTTCGAGGAAGTGGACGGCAAGCCTTGCTTCCTGGTGAAACCCAAAATGAAAGCCAAGGGCATTGACCGCGACGGTCGTGCATGGACTGCAGCCCCTGCTCTCTTTGATGCCAAGGGTCAACCTGTCCGTGACCGTGAAACCCTGCGTGGCATGTGGGGTGGCACCGTCGGCCGCGTGTCCTTTGAAGCCTGCCCCTTCTATCAAGCGGCATTGGGTGCCGGCATTACCCTCAGGCTCAGGGCTGTCCAGATCATCAGCCTGGTAGAGGGTGGTGGCAATGCCGAGAGCTTCGGGTTCGAGGAGAGCGACGGCTGGACCAGTTCCACTGAAGCCACGCCGTTCGACAGCACGGGCAGCATCCCGGAGATCGATTCGGACTTCTGAGTTCCGCTCCAAGTTTGAGGCTGGCGTCGCAGCTGGCCTCACCCTGCGGGGCCTGGACTACGACTACGAAACCCAGGCCCTGCCCTACGTCATCCACGCCAGCTACACCCCTGACTTCATCCTGCCCAATGGGGTGATGGTGGAGACCAAGGGCCTGCTGACGCCTGAAGACAGGCGCAAGATGGTTGCCGTCAAGGCAGCCCACCCTGACAAGGACATCAGGCTCTGCTTCATGCGGGCTGACGCCAAGCTTTCTCGTCGACCTGGTGCCCTGGCCTACTGGCAGTGGGCAGAGCGCCACGGCTTTCTCTGGTGCGAAGGCCACATACCCACCACCTGGTACGCCAATGCCGTCCAAGTTCCTAAAGCATGAGGCCTGCCCTCAGTGCAACAGCAAGAACAACCTGGCCAGATACGACGACGGCCACGCCACCTGCTTTGGCTGTGGCTACCAAGAACAACCACCCAAAGGGGAGAAGCTGCGACCCATCGAACCAATGCCACCACCCACCACACCATTGCTTGACTTCATCACCGTCAAGCCATTGGACAAGCGGGGCATCCTCGAAGAAACCTGCAAGCTGTTCGGCTACGGCTACTCCAGTCACAACGGACAGCCTGTCCAGGTCGCTGCCTACCGGGACCAACACGGCAAGGTGGTTGCCCAGCATGTCCGCAGTGCAGACAAGCGGTTCCGCTGGCTAGGTGACACCAGCAACATGCAGCTATGGGGTCAACACCTCTGGAGGCAGGGGATCGGTGCCAGCGGTGGAGCCTTTGTCGTTGTCACCGAGGGCGAGATCGACGCCCTGTCGGTCAGCCAGGTGCAAGGCAACCGCTATCCCGTGGTGTCCCTTCCCAATGGTGCGCAGTCAGCCAAGAAATACCTGGCTGCCAACGCACCATGGCTGTCGCAGTTTCAGCGCATCGTGCTCTGCTTTGACAGCGACGAGCCCGGGGAGAAGGCAGCTGCTGAAGCGTTGACCGTCCTGCCCCTGGGCAAAGTGGCCATCTGCCGGCTGCCACGCAAGGACGCCAACGAAATGCTGGTGGCAGGTGAAGGCGACCAGCTGCGTGACCTGCTCTGGAAGGCCACGCCATCCAGGCCTGACGGCATCGTCAATGCCGGCGAGCTATGGGATGAACTGGTCAAGCCAGGTGCGACAGCTATCTGCCAATACCCCTGGCCACAACTGAACGCCATGACCCGTGGCTTCAGGAAGGGAGAGATGACCACCATCTGCGCAGGCAGTGGCGTGGGCAAGTCGTCCGTCTGCCGCGAGGTGGCTCACCACTTCCTCAGGCAGGGACTGCGCGTCGGCTACATCGCCCTGGAGGAGAGCATCAAGCGCACCATGCAGGGCATCGTCGGCATTGAACTCGGCAAGCCCATCCACCTGGACTCAGGCCTCGTCACCGAGGACGAACTGCGTGATGGCTTTGATCGGGTGTTCGGTTCTGGTCGCTGCTTTCTGTACGACCACTTCGGCTCCATGGATCCCGACCACCTAATCAACAAGATCAGGTACCTGGCTGATGCAGAACAGGCTGACGTCGTCGTGCTTGATCACCTCACCATTGTCATCAGTGGACTCACTGATCTCGATGAGAGGCGGGCCATCGATGTCACCTGCACCAAGCTCCGTCAGGTCGTCGAGCAGACCGGTATCGGCTTGATCCTGGTGTCCCACCTCAAGCGACCGGAAGGCCGCGGCCATGAGGAAGGGGCCCAGACATCTCTCTCTCAGCTGCGTGGCAGCCACGCCATCGCCCAGCTCAGCGACCTTTGCATTGGTGCTGAACGCAACCAGCAGGGTGACATCGCTGAACGCAACGAGCTGCAGCTGCGGGTCTTGAAGAACCGCTTCTCAGGGCAGACCGGGCCCTGCGACAAGCTGCTCTACGACCAGGAGACAGGTCGACTGGTCATTCCCATGTCTCACTACTTCGGTTCCTAACCCACCACCCATGAACTGCCCAAGCTGTGACGGCGCCTTGATGCGCGTCGTCTTCACACGCATGACATCTGGCGAGTCCATCGTCCGGCGACGTAAGTGCAGGATCTGCGATTACGGCTGGTACACGGTGGAACTACCCATCCCCAACCACGCCGTCATCCACACCAAGAACGCCGTGACCAACGTGTCAGGCCTCAACCTCCACAAGGACTACAAGAACATCACCTTCCAACCATGACCGTCTCCTTCGTTCACTGCACGCCAGACGCTGAAGGCTTGATCGTCGACATGGCCCGGGTCAGCAACCCAGCCAACCAAGGCAAGCCAGCCACTGCGCCACGACTCATCTCCTATCTCATCAAGCACAAGCATTGGTCTCCATTTGAGATGGCAGGCCTGTGCCTCAAGATCGAAACCGAACGGGACATCTCAGCCCAGATCATCCGACACCGGTCGTTCTCCTTCCAAGAGTTCAGCACCAGGTACGCAGCGACCGTGATCGCCGAGTGCCCACTCCAACGCTTCCAAGATCCAACCAATAGGCAGAACAGCCTCGACGCTGTCGACGACGTCAGTCAGCAGTATTGGTCGGAACGCACTGCCTCCGTCATCGCTGACAGCTGGCGCCTGTACGACGAGCTGTTGCGCAATGGCATGGCAAAGGAGACAGCACGTCGCATCCTGCCCCTCTGCACCCCCACCACCATGTACATGCACGGGACCCTGCGCTCCTGGATCCACTACCTCGAGATCCGTTGCTCAGCTGAGACGCAGTTGGAGCACAGGCAGGTTGCCGAGTCATGCAAGGCAATCTTTGTTGCCAAGTTCCCTGCCATCTCCACCGCCCTGAACTGGACCGTCTGACATGACTCTTCTGATCGACGCTGACTGGCTGATCTACTCAGCCTGTGCTGCCTGTGAGACCGACATCCGTTGGGATGAATGGATCAACACCCTTCACCTCGAGCAGGCTGACGTCAAGGACTACATCTCCTCCCGTCTGTCCTACTGGCGTGACATCACCGGCCACAAGGAAGTGGTGATGTGCCTGTCGGACTACCCCACCTTCCGGCATGAGATCCACAAGGAGTACAAGGCCAACCGCATCGGCAAGCGCAAGCCCCTTGGCCTCCGTGACATCCGCCTTTGGGTCGAGCAGTCCTATGCCACTCGCACCTGCATTGGCCTGGAAGCCGACGACGTCATGGGTGTGCTGGCCACCGGTGGCTACTACCACGACCCGATCATCGTCAGCATCGACAAGGACATGCGCACCCTTCCTTGCCAACTACTGGCTGGCGACGAGGTGGTGACCATCCACCTCGCTGATGCCAACCGGACCTGGATGCAGCAGGCCCTGACCGGTGATGCCACCGATAACTACCAGGGGCTGAAGGGGTTTGGACCCGTCACTGCTGCCAAGGCCTTGGCTGACGCTACAACCCTCCCTGAACTCTGGGACAAGGTCACTGCTGCCTACAAAAAAGGAGGACGCGCCTACCAAGACGCACTGCTCAACGCACGCCTGGCTCGCATCCTCCGTCATGGCGATTACGACTTCGCCTCTGGCGACATCCGCCTGTGGGACCCAGGCGTCGATCCCTCTATGAAGGTGGCTTGACCCCCAGGTCCTGGTACATCGCATTGATGCGGGTGTCCCTGCTCACAGGAACGCCCGCTTGGATGTCCTGCTTGGCGTCACGCATGGCATCCATGGCATTGGTCATCCCCTTGCCCAGGCCAGCGCCGACGCCACCTGCGTTCATCATCGTTGGGCTACACACCTCAGCCCCTCCGCTTGCGAGACATGCCTGCCTCGCTCAATGCAATGGCCAATGCCTGCCGAGGATTCTTTACGACAGGGCCGCCCTTGCCGCTATGAAGTTCGCCCTTCTTGTACTCGCGCAGCACCTTGCCAACCTTCTTCTCACCCTTGCCTTTCATTGCTTGGCCCTCTTTGAGATGACGCCTGCCAGGATCTCGACGACCCGGTAGAGCCTCACGATAAGGCGGCTGTACTTGTCCAGCTGTTGGTTGTCCTTCGGCGTAGGGGTCATGTTCACCCAGACCACAGCGGCCCCGTGAATGGCCACGGCCAAGGCGACATAGTCAGCAACCCGATCCATTGCACTCAAGGAGATGGACAACACCAGCCTGCCAGCTGTCGTCAAGACTGGCCGTCGGTACGCACCTCGATCTTGCTGACCCGCTGCTCCAAGCTGTTCAGCCTGCCAAATGTCTCCTTGCGGTCTGCCTTGATGTCGACGTGCAGCTGCTCCAGGCGGCTGGCCACGTTATCGACGCTGGCGGCCAATCGAATCACGGCATCCCTGCCTTCCCTTGATCGACCACCCAGGCTGCCAACACCCATCGCACCAACGGTGATGGCTGCGCCGACGACGGCAGCAAGGACTTCAACCATGGACCCGTCGGCTTCTACCCGGCCAGCCTACCGACCAAGAAAAAGGGGAGCCATCAGCTCCCCTGTCCTCTTGTTTTCTTCCGCCCATGGTTGGGCTTGGATCGTTTCCCTTGGCCCTGCCTGGTCAGTTTGGGTGGCCCTTGTTTGTGGGATACCCGGCCAAGCGATCCGGTCTTTGCTTTGACTGCCATCAGCTCAACCCGAACAGCTCTTTCAATTCCGCCACAGTCAGCCCAGCGGCCTCGAGCTTCTGCTCAGTTGTAAGTACCGGGGCAGGTTCGGGCTCGGGCGCAGGCTCGGGCATGTTGCCAGTAGCGACCCACTCCAGATAGGCGGCGTAGTCGGTGTTGGCGGGGTCGGGTGGGATGAAGGCGTTATCCGCGAGGCGGAGGATGGTGTCGCCGGTGGTGAGTTGGTAGGTCATGGTTACAGCTCTGCAGAGGCGGTGTAATGAATGGCGTGAGCACTATTTGCCGGGCTCATCGCGCTGTTGCTACAGAACAGCCGAAACCCTCGCGTACCTACACTGGCCACTCCAGCATTACCTACGTTTGAGTTTGTGCTGAGATTGTACAGAACACCAGTCGCACCATTTAACGGGGAGTAGATGGTAACTGTAGGTGTTGCCCTTTTCTGCTGTTGATATTGGGAAGAGCCGTAGTTATAAAAGTCCCCAACATTTATGTTCACATAAAACAGGCAGCTGGCAGTGTTTCCAGTGGTGCCTACAGCAACGCCATCAAAGGAAGTCTCAAAATACCTCTGACACAACGCCAGCTCCTGCCCGTAGCTCCTGCACTCAAACGGGGTGGCGACGGTGCCCGGTTCAAACTGCACTTGCGCCAGGTCGAACGTGTAAGTGGTGTTGAGTGGCACCATAAAGGTTATGCCAACATAGTGGTTTGTGCCGACGGTCTTTCCGCTGATAGACGCGAGAGACACTGTGTAGGTGTACTTTGTCCAGGTTGAACTGAGCACCACGTTTGATGCCAATGTATATGCAACCTGTGTTGACCCACCTGATCCAAAGGTCTGGGTGGCAAAAATGTTTGGCAAAGTACCAGTACCCTTGGCATAAAAGCTAAGAGTTGCCGTTTGCCCGGCTAGGGTACGAACATCTTCAATTCGCTGTTCAATCCAGCAGTTACCAGCGGTTTGGCCACTGGCTGCAGAAGTGATTTGCCAGCGTTGAAAAAATGTTGGCTCACCCGGTACGTCGGTTTGGCCTGGGGTAAAGGCTTGTTGGCCAAGAGACCCTGCGCCGCCTGTGCCGCTTGAATTAGCAACCCAGCGATCTGCCCAATAGTAATTGGTAATAGGCGCTACCCAAGTTGCAGTCGATGTGCCCCTTTGCCAGATGTCAAAGTTGCCATTGATGATGCGGTTCCTGGCGCCAGAGATCGGGCCGCCGTTGATGGAGCTGAGGGTGGCTGCGGTGCCGGTGTTGGATGGGCCGGCGAGGTTGGTTACGTTGAGTGTGCTCATGATCAGCCCTCCAGAAGCAAATTGATGTTGCCACCGTCAAAGGTGTCGGTGCCGTTGACGGTCGTGATGCGGACGCGATCCAGGGTGCCGGAGAGGGTTTTGGAGCCTCCGCTATAAGAGGCAGCATTGGCACTATGCGGACCGAGTGTTCCGGATTCGCACCAAGTATTGCTTCCAGTTAATAGAATACTTACAACACCGGAATAAAGAGTTGCGGCCGCCTGTGCGCCAGAGGCTGACACGCGGAAGCTGGTTGAATTGTAGTCAGTTGCGCCAGGGCCGCCAAAAGAAGCAGAGCCAGCATATGTTGAAGTGGCATCAATGCCAGAATTCGTTCCTAATTGAATTGCAAAAGGCGATAATCCGCTTCCACTCACCCCGCTAAACATCACCGTCACACGCTTCACCCAGCTCGGAATTCCGGTGAAGTCGATTGCGGTGCCGCTGGTGCTGTTCTGAGCGGTGGCGAGCACCATGCGGCCATTAACCCAGCTCAGATTGCCCGCGCCATCGGTGCCGAGGATGTTGCCAGCTGAGCCATTCCCAGTCGGTAACACCAGCGTGTTGTTTGCCCCTACGGCAGGGCTGTCGATCTCGGTGTAGCCGGAGGTGGAGCCGTTAAGTCTGAGGGTCATTGGTTCACCTCCAGGGCGGTCTTGATTTCATCAGGGGTAGACGCCATTTCAATCACGTCTTGGATCAGGGCGTACTTCTCGCGGATGGCCTGACGAGCCTCCTCCGCTGCAGCTGCGTCAGCTCCGGGGATCTGTTTCATGATCACCTCGTCAAAGGGCTTGAACTCCTCGGCACGTTGTTGGCGGCGAAGGTCGTGCCCCAGGGCCTTGCACTTGTCTAGGTCGTGGTCGATGCAGCAGTCACCCATCACCCACGCATTGCGGAAGTAGCGGTCGGTGGGAATGTCAGCTTCATCAACGATTTCGTAGGTCACGCCCTCGGGGACATCCTTCAGGGCTAGCTCAACGGACTCGGCGGGGATGATCACCGCGACGCCGCCTTCAGGAGTTGGGTAGATGATTCGTTTCATGGTGTTAGCGGAAGATGGCGACGTGAACGTATTGCTGATCTTCGGACGCTGTACTACTCGAGAACGTAGTAGCAACTCTTACGGCAGTGGTTGTAGGCGCAGCGGCAGCCGGAGCACTAAATACTCTGCTTGTGTTTCCGGTGATGTTTAGATTACACGCTCCGCAGACTGCATAGTTTGCATCCGCCAACGCCGTCGTAAAGTTCACCGTATAGTCCCCCACGCCGTTATCCGTAATACTGCTCACGTTGTAGCTACCGCGAATAGCCACGGTGCCAGTGCCGTTGAAGTTCACCCAGGCTTTGCAAAGGCCGCTTTGTTCGGCACTACCCATCTTGTCAATGGTGACAGCGTTAGACGCCAGCTTGGCGTTCGTAACAGCAGCCGTTGCTAGATCAGCCTCGTTAACGCAGCCGTTCTCAAGGCCGCCGACGCTGATGCCACTGATCGTTCCTGAACCGTTGATTGAGATAGGCATGAGTTACACCACCACCCAGGTAGAGCCAGAAGGAACCGTGACTACGACACCTGTGCCGATAGTAACGGGCCCAGCTGAAATCGCATTGCGGCCAGCAGTGATCGTGTAGTTCTGCGTGATCTGCTGGTCGTTCTCCATGAAGACGCGATCAGCGCCACCACCAGTTGCGCCACCACCGAGAGATCCCCAGCCCGCACCAGAGAATCCTTCGTACCCACCCAGCGAAGAGTTGTACCGGACCATCCCAAGGGAGCCGGTTGGTCGCTGGCCTGTCGTGCCAACTGGCAGCACAGTCGCCGACGTGGTGCCAAAGGTGACGTCACCAGTGAAGGTGCCGCCTGTCTTGGGCATGGCAGCATTGGCCAAGTCCCATGCCGTCTTCACGCTGTTAGGCGTAGCAGCGGTGGTAGTGCTGGTCGAACTGACGCTGTCGACAATCAGGCCGGTGGCCAGCTTGCTGAAGGTGACTGATCCGTTGCTCAGCTTGTCGTTGTTGACGACGCCACTGTCAATCGTCCAACTGCTACCGGAGCCGCCAACAACGATGTCGCCCTTGTCCCCGTCGCCCACCCCACTTGCAACGATGGCGTCTGCATAAGCCTTGGTGACCGCATCGCCAGATGTAGTGGGCGCACCGAGGTTGGTGATCTTGTTGCCGCCCATGGCCAACGGGCCACTCATGGTGTCGCCCGCCTTGGCAACCTTTAGGGCGTCGCCGGTGTCGACGTAACCCTTGGTCGCTGCATCAGTCGACGTGGTCGGGGTGCCCAGGCCCGTGACCTTGTTATTGCCCATGGCCAACGGGCCACTCATCGCGTCGCCCGCCTTGGCAACCTTCAGCGCATCCTGAACGTCGACGTAGTTCTTGGTGGCTGCATCCTGCGGCTGAGTGGGATCAGCGACGCTGGTGATACGACGCCCGCCTGCACTGATCAGGCCAGTGGCTGGGTCGACAAAGACGCCAGCCTTCTGGTTGTCATCCAGCTCCTGCTCCAGGTACAGGTGCTGCAGGTTGCTGGCATCCAGGTCGGCCGCGACCAACGTTGACCCATCCGTGAAATCAACCAGCAGCGAAGCGGCCGGCGTGATGCGACGCACCTCCACTCGAAGGCCTGCACCAGGCGCAGGAGTGACCTGCACCGTGGTGTCGTTGACGTAGGTGTAGGCCGTGTCGACGTAGTTGACGTAGACCTTGACGTGCTCCTTGCGGATGTACGGAAAGCCAATGGCGAACTGAGTCGTTGACCCGTTACCCGTGTAGACGTTGTAGGAGTAGGCCATCAGCGGAAGCTCTCAACAAAGGGGCGGACGCCAAGGGCGGCATCGACCTGGTTGCGGATGCGAGTCGACTCGATTTCCTCGACCATCCTCGCAAGGCCAGGCTCAGTGGCAAGAAACTCTTTCATGATGAATGGCTTGTAGTAGTTGATCTCTCGGTTGACCTGAACGGCCCTGGCGCTTTCGGTAGCCCGGCTGGGTTCGGGGACGGGCAGCTCCCAGTAGGGCGAACCGGGTGCAAACAACGCGGTCAGGGATCCGTGCATCGTGGCCTGACGACCGGGCGGGATGTACTGGCTGGTGATCGTGGCCAGCTTGTTGAGCTGCTCGTATGACAGCTTGAAGTTGGGCACCTTGAACTCATTAGCGCTCCAGACCAGGAACGACGTACCGCGGCCCGACAGCTTGGCCAGTTCGTTGTCGACAGGGTCCGTCGACCCCATGCGGGTGGGGCTGATGGCCGTGGGGCTGAAGCCCTGCACCAGACCCTTGAGCCAAGGCTGGTCGGGTGGTATGAACTGCGTGCCCCATACCTGGTCGACCGTGATCGGCATCCCGGTCAGCGGGTGCAGTCGTGGTTCCAGTTGAGACGACAGACCAGGGATCTGATTGGCGTATCGCTGGGCCAGCTCATGGAAGAAGCCGAAGCCCATCGGCAGGCTGGACTGCTGGATCACGCGCTCGAAGGGATCAGCGCCCTTCCTGACGTTGCGGAAGATGGCAGGCAAAAAGCCGGACAGCCGCTGCTGGATCATTGCCGAGAACGGATTGATCTTGTTCTGCTCAGGGACAAAGCTCTTATCGACGGCGTCGGTGACAGCGCCGAAGATCTCGCCGATGCCGGAGTACATGTCCTTGGTGAACTGGCTGACGCCAACCACCCGGACAGCTTCTGCTGCCGTCAGCGCCAAGCTGCCGGCCAGTGCCTCCCGATCCTCGACGGGCATGGAGTTGGCCAGGCTCATGTAGGTGCCCACTGCCGCAAAGATGTTGCTGACGGTGTCGAACGCTTGCAGGTCCCACCAGCGGCTGAACTCACCAGTGGCTGGGTTCTTGAAGCGGATCGAGAAGGGCTGGACCCCCTCGTTGCGCATCTTCTCCCGGACCCTGCTGTTGTACGAACCGACGCCCGACAGTTCGACGTAGCCGCTGGTCGCCATCATCACGGCAGCAGTCACGGTCATGTAGCCAATGGCGATCTCGCCCATTGCCCGCTCACGGGTGAAGACGTCCTCGCTGTTGATGTCACGCCAGAAGGTGTCGACAAAGGGAGCAGCAAAACCGCTGGCCCGCATGGCTGCCTTGACGATGTTGGTCGGGCCACGGTTGAAGGCTTGGATCATGCCCAGCACAGGCACCCTGGACACAGCGTCCTGATACAGCTTGGGCGCAAGGCTGACCGTCTTGGCCATGCCCATGCCTGCCTTGGTCCACTTGTCTGGCTCGCCATTCATCCACTCGATGGCCTTGGCGTTGATCTGGGCGACGTCGGTCACGCCTTCCTGCTTGGCCTTCCGCACGCCGTACTCGTAGGTGCGGGGCTGGAAGTTGACGTCCAGGTCATCGGTGAAGTTGATCCAGTCCATGGCCGTCTTGGCATGGATGCCAGTCAGCGCACCATCCTTGATGGCCTTGCCGTTGATGATCACGTCCCGCCACGACGCCTCGATCTGTTCGTCCACGACCTTGGACGCCTCGTTCCATGCAGCATCGCCGGTCATGCCGCGGCCTTCTGCCTTCTCCAGTTCGATGTCCATCCGTCGTGCCCACTCCGTGCTGGGCCCAACGATGGAAGCGAAGAAGGTGTCGAGCGAGCCGGACACCCGGCCAGACACGTTGAGTGCCCGCCAGATGAAGCGGGTGGCAATTGCCTCCATGCCCTTGGTCTCTGGGTTCAGATACCAGGGGTTGTCCATGGTGTTGCGAACGTCATGGGTTTCAGCGAACTCGCTGCCGTCCAGGCGCAGCTGCTCCACCTCGTCCAGCCCCCTCTGCGCCAACTCCATCGAGCTGGCGCCCAGGTTGCCGAGGTTCTCTCCAACCTTGAAGGACTCGCCGACCAGGCGCCAAGCATTGGACAGGTTGCTGGCGTACTTCATGTACATCTGCATGTCCAAGCCAGCGCGACGCAGTGACTGGTATGCAGCCTTGTGGTTGCCGCTGGTGGCCTGGACGCCTGCATTGGCCAGTGCCGGGATGGCCTGCGCCAGGGGCAGCGTCGCGGCACGGTAGGCAGAGCCGCCAAGCATCTTGAGCCAGGTCTTGGGCGACCACAGCAGTGCTGCCCGATAGGCCTGCAGAATCATCTCCTGGTTCATACGGCCTGCGTCGACGCCACGCACGGTCGATGCAAACTTGGCGGCAAAGCCAGGCGACTGCCGGCCAGCAATCACGGCCTCGACCGCGACCCGAGTCATGCCTTCCGACTCTGGCGTCAGATTGCCAGCCTCGATGTCAGCCCTAATCTCGGGATCGATCTTCTCCAGCAGGGTGTTGGCCGGATCCGCCAGCTCGGTGGCGACGGTCTCGTCGACAGTCTCAGGGGGCAGGGGCACGTCAGGCTGCACAGCAGCGTCGCTTCCGACGATGCGGTTGGCGGTGTTGGCGTCGTAGATGACGACCTCCGACATGGATCCACCTGCTGCTGCACCTTTCTGCTCGAACATGGGGTTAAAGCGGATGCCGTCGTACCCCTGGCTGATTGCCCATTCACGCAGCATTGCGCCTTGCCGCTGGGTCAGGAACCGTTCGCCATCAAAGACTTCGGCGGGCCGGCCGATCCCAATCTCCTTGAGGAAATCGTTGACCCTCTTGTCCATGGCCACCAGGTCGAGGATGCGCACGTCACGGGGCGTGTCGCCATACAGGGCGGTATCGCCATAAGCGCCCGCATAGCTTTCGCTTTCAGTGAAGTAGACGCCACGCCCGAGCAGGTCGCTACCAGGGCCCGACTCCTTGAAGCCGTTGTCGAGGATGGATTCCGCCGACTCCCTGGTGGTCCCGTGGTGCAGGACAGTGCCGGTCGGCAGCTCCAGCATCGTTGGGTCGTAGTTATGCCGAATCTGCATAACGCGCAGACGTTGACCATCCTTCCGACTGGCCGTCATCAATGCGTTGTCCAGCTTGGTCTGATCCTCCAGGCCAGCCCATAGCCGTTGCATTGCCTCGGCCCGGTCGGCCTCGTCGACCGACTGTTGCCACTGCAACGCAGTCATGGCATTGCCAGCAGCGAGGTGGTCACGATGGATCACTGTTGCCGCCAAGGCGATCAGGTCTTCCTGGCTGCGGACGTCGCCACGACGAGCTGCCTCCAGCCGGTCGACGGTCAGCCCAACCTCCATGTTGCTGCGACGCAACTGGTCGATGGCCGCGTTGATGACGACCTTGTCGCTGAAGCTGCGGATGCCCGTTGCCTGAGCACGGCTGCGCAGCATCTCGCCCAGGGCTCTGTTGCCAGCAATCAGTTCGGTCGGTGCATTGGAGATGTAGGACTTGCTGCCAGATGGGCTGGACAGACGACGGACGTCGCTCTGCTGCATCTGGGTCAGCTCCTCCAGGGTCATCTCCCCGTTCTCCAGGGCACCCATGTTCTGCTCCACCCGGCGAGCAAACTCCTCGGGGTCGGGTGGATCAATGGCGAACTGCACCTCTGGCTGGCCGGTAGCGCCAAGGACGGGGCCACGCCCAGCAATCTCGCCAGCAGCTGCACGCTCGAAGACATCGTCCCAGGTCTGGAAGCCAGCGCCCTTGATGGCGTTGACGACCTGGTCGAGCATCTTCTTGATCTTCTCGAAACCCTTGGCCGGAGCAGGGCCAAGGCCACGGGCGTAGCCAGAGAAGGCTTCGGCCGTTGCTTCCTTCAGGTTGATCGTCCCATCCAGAAACTTGGTGCGAGAAGCAGGGCTGGACTTGGCGGCCAATGCGCGGATCTTGTCCTCGCCAAGGGCCAGGGCCTTTTGCTCCTGCTCGGTCAGGAACCAACGCTGCAGACGGTGGAACGATTCGTGGAAGGTGGATGCGATCTGGCGAGCAAACGACACGGGCCGGTCGTAAGACACCATCGCAATGGTGATCAGGTCATCGGCCATGGTCCGCCCACCTCGGAACATGGCGCGTGGGCTGGCGGGGGTGCCGACAGGAACGCCATAGGCCGCGGCCTGCGACGGCCCATACACCTCATTGATGCGCTCAACCAACTGCAGGTTGGTGTCACCGCCTGCCACCTTGCGAGCAATGGACTCCAGGTACCGCTGCTGTTCAACGGGGATCTTGACCTGGCCGGTGTAGCCCTCGCCGACCGTGCCACCCGCTGGTTCAACCTGGGTCCACCCACGCAGATTGGGCAGTTCAGCCGCGAACTGGCTTCCTCCAAAGCCCATGTCGCGCACCTGCAGAGTGCCGGGCTGGCTGGTCCGGGCCATGTCCTTAATGGATGGCTTGACCACCAGGGCGCCGTACCGGGCGACGTCGTCCGGGTTCAGGCCGCTCTGTTCCAGCCAGTCCCTGTACTTCTGGTGCGCCTTGCTCTTCTTGCCAGTGACATCACCCGCAAGGATGAACGCAACCTTGTCGATGTCGGTCGCGAACTGAAGCTCGAACCCCTTCTCTCCGTACTTGTAGCGAGGCTTGGCCCCAGCCAGCTCGGGCGGCAGCGCATAGGTGCGAGGAGCAGCAGCCATCTCCTCTGCTGTCGGAGGAGTGATGCCACGCTTGCCCAGCCATTCCCGCATCTGGCCAGCCAGTTCGGTATTGCCAGCCGCTTCTGCTGCCTCGAGACGACGCAGCATGTCGGAGATCTCGCGGTTCTGCCGCTCGACCCGCTCCTTCTCCTGCTTGCTGGCCAGGGTCACCTTCTCGCCAATGGGAGTTGGGTTGCCCTCGGGCTCCGGCATCTCCAGCATGGGCTGCTCGACAGCAGCAGGTGCTTCGGCAGGTGCTTCGGCAGGTGCTTCTGCCTGCTTGGCGGCAGGTGCAGCAGGCGCCTCCAGTGGCAGCCTGGGCCCCTGGATCTCTTCTGCAATCGCATCCCGTAGGCGTTGCAGGTTGGCTTGCACCAGTTGATTGGCTGCTGCAGCGGCGCCCTTGCCCTCAGGCACGGCAGCCGCCAGTTCATTCAGGATGTCCCGGACTGCGCCCTCATACCCGGCCACCCGGTTGAACGTGGCGACGGCGTCGGCTGCTGCCTTCCTGGCAGCCATGCTGCCTTCCACATTGATGACGTTGCCAGCACCCTCCAGGTATTGGGTGTTCCGGGCCCGGGATGCAGCCGCCAACGCACGCACCTCTTCGCCCAGCAGGCGGAAGGCAGCAGTGCGGACCTCAATCAGCTGCATCACATTGGTCTGCTTGTTCCACTCCTCCATGCCGGGAAGCGTGGGACCGCTGGTTTCGTTGATGCGGGTGTCTGCGTACTGCGCCTCCTGCATCGCCTGGGCGATCTTGTCGGCACTCCAGTTGCCCTTGATTGCCTGCTTGGCCACCTCGCTGACGACTGCCTCGTCGGCGACGACACTGCCCAGTGCAACGCCCTTATTGATTGGCAGCTCGCCAGCAACGGTCTTGTCGAATAGCCATTGCGGCAGACGAGACAGGGCCAGGCCTTCGCCAGCCTTCTGCCCGCTGATGCTGATGCGCTGCTGACGCAGGTCGTCGGGGCCCATGCCCGTGTCACGGAAGATCTTGGCTGCGTCGATGGACGTGCCCTTGTCGTCGGCGATGTTCTGCAGGGCGCCAATGGTCCGGGCTTCCTTGGCCGTCGGCACGTCCAGCATCTGGACATTGACGACAGGTGCCCCAGCTCGCTTGGCCAGCTCCAGTCGGTTGTGGCCGTTCACCACATAGATGCGACCAGCAGGGCCCAGCTCGCCGTTGACGTCACGCCATGCACTGACGACGCCAGCCAGTTGGTACGAGAAGACTTCCTCGTCGACCAGTGAGCCGCTGCGGCCTGTCTTGCTGAGCCGGCCCTCCTCTTTGTACTGAAGGACCTGGGGCGCGGTGAACATCTCGGCGGTCGGCACCGCCATCACCTGGGTGTAGCCAGGCTGCTGCATCCCGGGCAGCTCACCTTCCTGCAGGGTGGGCGCCGTTGGTGCAGTCCAGGTCTCGCGGGCCACCTCTGCCTGCAGTCCCTTGGTACTCAGGTCCAGCTCGTCGACAGCCTGGGCGTACTTCGCCATGGCCGACCCTTCGCCCCATGGATCAGGAATGGAAGTGGCGCCAGGGATGGCTTCGATGTCGACAGTCCGCTCTGATGCAGGGGGCGGTTCGACCTGGACCAGCTCTTGCTTGGGGACAGGGGCAGCAGGAGCAGCAGGGGCCTGGGGCTCGCCACGGCGAACGCCGCCGCCCAGTTCAAAGACGTCCAGTGGCTGCTGGATCTCTACGCCTGTCGTCTCCCACATCCGGGGAGTGCGTCCAGCCAGGGCCTCTTGTGCCTGCTGCGCAGCACCACCCTTTTGCCGACCAGTCACTCGGGTCGTGGGAGGAGTGACGCCTGGGGGGAGCGCCGGCTTGTTGGGCTCAATGACAGCCTGCGGTGCCACGGCAGCAGTAGGCGGTGGCGTGGGTGCCGTCGATGCCTTGGCAACCTGCTCGGCCTGGGCCACTTGGATCATGCGATCCAGCACTTCGGCCACCTTTGCCTTGGTTGCACCAGCCAGGGCGCCAAGGCCCCGGAATCCAGTACCGATGGCCCCGCCCAGCGGTACCGACCACACCAGGTCGTTCAGTGCAGCCTTTGTCCGCTGCTGTTGGACGGTGTCATTGGGGTCAGAACGCAGCGCATCAATGACCACCCCCTCGAATGGGGTGCCCTTTGTTGCCTTGTAGAGCTTGTCGGTGAGGCTTTCCTCTCCACGCTTCTCCCAGAAATAGGTGGCGACGGCACTGGGGACTGCACCTTCGACAGCTTCCTGAGCAAACCGACCAGCCACGCGACCAGGCAGACCTGTCGCTTTGATCTTGGTGACGGCCTCTTCGGCACCCTGCACTAGGCGGCTGATGCCAGGGGTCTTGCTGATGCCCTGGGTCATCGGGGAGATGGCGCCCTTGGTGCCCAGAAAAACGGGAATGAACGACAGGATGTCGCCCGTCGTCCGCTCAATGTCATTGGCAGGCTTGATGGTGACGGGCACCTGCTTCTCTGCAGCCAGCATCCGCCGCCCTTCTGCTGCAGCCTGCTTGCCATCAGGCGTGAAGAACTGCCCCGACAGGATTTCCTGTGTAGTGGGCAGAGTTGCTGCTGTCTGGGCGCCTGCCTGCAGTACCCGCTGACCTGCATAGCCAAGGGTTCGACCAGCAGAAAGCACTGGCTCTGCCACTGGGGCTGGCAGTCCTGCCCTTACGCCACGCTCCCAAGCTGCACCAAAGTCCTGGCCACGCATTGCGGCCTGCACGCCTGACACCAAACCACCAACGACGCCACCGAATTGCGGCGGGGTCTTCTGTTGTGGCTGTGGTTGGGGTTTGCGCTCTGTCGGCTGCTGCCCCATGCCCTTGGCTGGTACATAGACCAGGCGCTCGCGGCCAGTTTCCGGGTCTTTGATCAGCTCAACAGGCATGGGTCAGACAGCGATGGACTCAGTTTGGCGTGATGCGTCAGGGACGGCCCTTTTGATTCGGGTCAAGGGAGAACCTGATCCGACCAGTGCCTCTGGACAATGACCCATACAAGGCCTTGAAAGCCGTAGGCGAAAGGTCAAGGACCCGATCTCTTGGCTTGCTCTTGGTGCCGCCCATTTGACCTGTGTCGTTGACCCACACGCGGATGGTTTTACCCGTGTCCAAGTCCTCAACCCGGAGCCACTTGCTGCGGTATTTATCGAACAGCCCCCACTGGATAGCCGCGGTCATCTTGTTGCCAGTAAAAATTTCACCATTGGCGGTCCGCCCACCAAGGACGCCATCGCTTCCACCGCCACCGGCGTAGTAGGTGACGACGCCAGTCATGCCACCACCGGTCCTGGGCCTGGTTGCAGCGGCTGCTGAAGGGGTCAGCAGTGAACCCATCGCAGCAAGCACAGGGTTTCCACCGCCTTGCTGCTGTCGTGGCTGGGCGCTCGACAACTTGAGGCTGTTGTCCAGTGCCTTGATGCGCTGCAGCAGCGTCGGATCAATGTCTTCGATCAAGCCGTGCTGCTTGATTTGCATGATTAAGGCCTCCGACGTCTGCAGTCGATTGGGACCTGTCGTCAATGCACGCAGCAGGGTGCGCATCTGCGGGCTGGGTTGGCCTCCGTCGGCCATTGCACTCACCTCTCGCAGCAGCGTGTCCCGATCAAACAAGGGACGGGTTCGGGCCTGGGCCTTGAGCTGAGTCGCCTTGTCGGGGGCGATGTTGTCGCGGCTGGCCCAGCCGGTGCTGCCTTTGACCAGCTCGTCCAGGCTCTTGTAAGCCTGCTGCTGTGGGCCACGGGGGCGCTCACGCAAGCCGAAGTTGCGGCCCTTGAAGGCTTCCTCAATTGCCTTGATTGGATCCTTGCCATCCTTCAGCGCCTGAGCGGCAGCATTGCGGCCGACTGCATCCATCTGCTGCTCGGCATTCACCAATGCGTTCAGCTCAAACCCAGTGATCTGCTGGCCGCCATAGGAATCAGGACTGCCTGAAATCTTCTTCCATTCATCCAGCCGCTGCTTAATCTGCGCCTGCCACGCATCGCGATAGCCCTCAACCGTCTTGTTGTCCAAGTTGGCCAGGGTGACCGATTGCGACTTAAAGAACGAATCAGAAACTGCACCGCTTTGAATGTCCTGATTCAGCTGGGCCTGTAGCTGCTGTCTGGCCTGTGGATCTTGCACTGCCCGCTGGTACTGCGTGGCGTACCACATCTCCCTATTGCGCTGCTGAGGCTCTGTATATGCAGCAGTCAGCTGATCTTCCCTTGCTTTCACTTGAGCCAATTGAGCCGCTTGTTGCTCTGGGTCCTTTACCGTTTGCAGAATCTGCTGACGTGCAGCAGTCGCTCCATCGCGGATGGCGGTTGGGTCGTTCGCCGCCGAGTCGGGCATGTACTGCATGGCCAGGGCCTGGCCCCCAACTCGACCGGCGACCTCGTCAGCCTGGCGCTGCTGGGCATCCGCTTGCAACACCGCTGTCTGCAGCTTGCCCTCCAGCCTGTCGTAATTCCCCTCTCCGCCAAGCACATTGATAAGCCTCAGGCTTTCATTGGTCTTGCCATCAGTCGTTACCCGCTCCTTTGCCGGGCCAGTCATCAACTGACGCAGCGGCCACAGGGCGTCGGTCACGTTTACTGGGCTGCCAGGGTTTTGCTTGGCCCATGCCGCAACAGAGTCGGAATACCTGTCGAGCAAGCCATCGCGCAATTTATTTGCTTGCTCTGTTGGCAGCCCCCTCTCATAGGCTGAATCCAACGCAGTTTGCAAATAGCGAGCGACGTCGCTGTCCGACATCGTCCCTGACATCTTGCCTGCCGCAGCGGCATCAATGGCTTGCGAACTGGCCGCCACATACCTTTCGACCTTGTAGTTAATGTTCTCCTTTTCATGTTGCACCAACGCTGCGTTTCTGGCGCTAGCCATCAATGCTGCGTGCTTGCTGTAAACGCGAGCCGAGACACCACCCTCTGGCATCAACAGCGATTCGACGAGCCCTCTGTATTCAGGCGAATCGGGCTCAAGCGAAGCCGTGGCAACCTCTCGTCCATCCGCATAGGTGTAGGTCCGCCGATCAGCAATACGACGAGCCAGATCCGCCGCGTTGTTCATGACGGCGGCATCTTGCGATGCCTCGTTGACGTAGCCCAACATCCCGGGATGTCGTGATGTCATGTACGTCAGCAAGCGACCGGCCCTGGCATCGCCATTCGCCACGGCCCGTTCGAGCATCCGCTTGGTGTCCATCAGCCCCCGGCTGGGACCAAAGCCAGATTCGTAGTCGGCGATGAACTGCTTGGCTTCCTGCTGTCGCTGCTCGTCTAGGTCCTTCTGTTGCTGTAGGTAGCTGCTGCCCAGTTGCTGCAGCACCGGATTGAATTGGCCCAGGGCCGCGGCCAGCTTCGCCATGTCCTGGCTGGCAGCTGGCAGTTCAGGCGGAGCAAAAGTGCGAACAGGCCCACCGAGGGTTGGCGCCCCTACCTGCTGAAACGTGCTGACAGGTGCGGCTTGTGGCTGCAGCGTCGGGACACTGAGCGACTGCTGGGCCAGGGCCCCGCCTGTCGCCATTTGTTCGGCGCCACCCAAACGCCGCTGCGACGTAGCGCGACCCGTTTCGCCGTAGGTCTGACCGGTAGAGAGCTTGGCCATGGGTTAGTACGCGGGTCCGTAGTAGCCAGCTTTGGGTGCCACGCCAGCAGCCTTTGCGACTGGGCCCAGCGTCATGGGCTTTGGCTCCGCATCCTTCAGCTTGTTCATTGTCGACGCAGCACTCATGCCTGTCTGCACTCCTCCCACCACAGCGGCGGCACCCTGAAGCAGGTATGGCGCAGAACTGGGCGCCGGGGCATAGATCGGCTCCAGCGGATCCAGGATCGGCTGCATCAAGTACGGCTGCTGACTGGCCAGCCTGCTGCCCCTGGTCGCTGCTGCGCCAACCTTTTGCTGCTGCGTCTGCGCTGTCGTGAACGCCAGGTTGCGTTCGGCCGCATAGTCAAACGAAGCCTGCTGCCTGTAGTAGTCAGCAATCAACGCATCGACTGACTGGCCAAGACGACCTGTCGCCCGGATTTCCCCTCGGGCTTCTTGTGCCGCAAGCGCTGCCTTGCGTTGTTGCTGGGCCGTAGCCTCCTGCTCCTGCATCAACCGCAGGTTGAGCTGGGCGATGTCGTTGGCATAGGCGGTGTCGGCCAGCAGGCGGTTCTGCTCCATCACCGACGCCTGCTGCTGTTGCTTCAGCTGTTCAAAGCCACGGGCCGAGGAGGCCTGCATCTGCTGAAAGCGATAGGCCTGTTCGGCCTGGGCGTTCTGTTGTGCCGTGTTGGCTCGCGCCTGCTGATACGAAGCAACGCCTTGAGCGATGCCAAGGCCAGCAGACAAGACGCCAAGCGTGATTGATACGGGTTCACACATGACTCATCCTCACGAACTCCAAAAACGACCTTCCCTCTGCTCCATAGTTTGGATGCTCGGCGATAAAGGTAAAGCCCATCCACCGAAGCCATTTGACGTGGACCACGTTTCGGGCGTCGGCACAGTTGAACAGCACCTGGTAGCGCTCCCCCACCTTCGCCAAGTATCCCTTGGCTTCACGCAGAAAACGCAACCGGTTGGCTGGGTCGTCGACCATCTCGTCGGTGCCCAGCAGCCAGATCCGGCCAACGCCTTCCTCCTGTGGTACGACGCCCCACATGCCCATGGGCTGGCCAAGACGGCTGACCATGGTCATGCAGGGGGCGGACTTGAAGAAGCAGTACATCAATGCCTCGGCAGGGGTCTGCCCACAACCAGCACGGACCTCGTCGGCGTCCTCCTGCCGCATGTTGTTGGCGACAGGCAGGATGTCCTTCACCACAGACCGCCTGGCGTGTGGCCTTACATCCGTCCCGCCCTGGTGTGATACCACCCTTCCCATTCAGCTGATTGCAATCTGCAGGGTAGGGCGCTGCTGCTTGTGATCTGAATCTTGGCGTCGATGTTCTGGGTCATGACTGGCACCCTGAACTTGCTGTTGCGCAGTCCGATCTCTCCAAGGCTGATCTCTGCGTCGCCAGGCTCGATGCCGTTGTACGGATAGGTGTAGGTCGTCCTGCCTCGTGGGGTGACCTTCAGTTCAAAGTGCGACGTCTGGTCGAAGATCATCGTCCAAGTGCGTAGCTGCAACTTGGGCCCTGCCACCACGGCCAGGCCACCGCCTGGGGGCTGCTCCTTCAAGTATTGGGTGCTGAACTCGTAGAGCATGTCGTACAGCTCGCCCACATAGAACTTGGCAGCAGTCAAGTTCCCGCGAACGACCAGGGTGCCATTGCCACCTGCTCCGCCAGTCAAGGTTTGGCTGATGGGTACAACAAGTTGGCCGTGCTGCAAACTGTTACCTGCGAATGACCGGCCCACAACGACCATCGTGCTGTCAGCGGCGATGGGATAGGGCAGTGTGATGGTGCTCTGGACGTCAAGGCCTGCCGGATTGGTCAAAGCCACGGAGCAGGTGGCTTCAGTAATTTTGCGATCCAGCAGGATCTCGACGGTGGTGCCTGTATCGACGTTCTCCGGCCGCAGGATCGACTTCTCCATGTAGACGCCATCGTTGTACTGGACGACCAGGTACAACTCGCTGTCGACCATGCTTGCGCCAAGGATGGACTTGGCGCCCTTGACCTCCCAGTAGGACCAGGACGACTGCAACTTGGTGTCCTGTTGAAACAGGAACTTGTACAGGTAGATCCGCTTGGGCTGGTCTTTGCTGATCAGCAGAATGCTTTCCTCTGACGCGGAAGCAATCAGGGTCGACAAGTTGCCAGGGACAAACCTGGGCACTGATGCCGTCACCTCTTCCGACAGGGGGACTGGGCCGCTGGCATCTGGCAGGAAAAACTCCCGCAAACCAGAGAAGTCACCCTTAGGCACAGAGAAGTAGATCGTTCGGCCAACACCAACTGGGTCGACCTCAGCCAGCATTTCAAACGTGGTGACAGGCGTAATTGTCGCCGTCTTTGGCGTTAAAGACGTGCCGATATTTGAACCTGAATCCAGCCGAAACTGACCGTGGCGACTGAAAAGCAGTAGCACATTGGCAAACGCCAGGCTGCTGACCAGGAAGTTAATTTGTCGACCACCTGTCGTCAGGTCAATTGGATCGCTATCAACGACCGTCTGCACGGTTTCAGGCCAGAAGCGGTCGTAGCTATCGGCCGCTGACATGATGACGTTTTCATCAGCCAGCAGCGCCAATCTGTTGCGAAACAAGTTGACGTTTTGAATCTTGCTGCCGACAAATGTTGGCTCTGGTGCTGTGGCGGCATCTCCGGCGACGCGAGCCGACCAATCAAACTGCTTAAAGACAAAGGTGCCGTCGTCATTGCGGACGAGCACATGCGGCATTGTTGCCGGGTCAAACTTATAAACGATGCCAGGCGCTACCGTTTCCTTCCAGACGCCATGGCCGGTGCCACTGCCTGCGTTGGTGACAAACTTGACGTAATAATCGTCAGCCCTGGTTGCGGCAGAGCCCTGTATTTTAACGATGAAGCCGTGCTCGGCTCTAATTGGAAGGTCCGACAGCCCATCGACAACACCTTTGATCGCGACAATCATGTCGCCACTGCGACTATCAAGGGTTGAAAGCGTGTAGTCACCGCCGTCGTTCTTGGCGATCATTACATTGCTTTCGTAGCTGGTCACAGTCCAGCCAGCCCCAAGTGCGGACGACAGGCTGCTGGCAAGCGCAGCTGCAATAGTGACGACGTCAGGCGTTGCGCCGCCAGAGTTAGCCGTCGTGTGCGTGACGGTCGTGCTATTAACCTTGATGGTGTAAGTCGTGGCGTAATCAGCCGACTTAACAAACACCATCGATTTGGTGCCCCAGGTCGGCGACAGGTCGCCGGACCCAGTAAGCATTGAAACCGTCTTTTCCCGATTCACGATGAACGTGTAGTCGGCAATTGAGGCAACCCTGAAGATGTTGCTTGGCTCTCCTGCGATGTCCAGATAGCCAACACCATTGGGTGTCGTTACTGTCTTGGCGCTGCCGTCCAGGCCAAACACCTTGATGGCGTTGTCCTGGATCAGCACCATGTACCGGATGGTTGCATCACGGTCGACGATGGTCGTGAACGGACGCCCAGCCCCAGCCGATCCGCTGAATAGTTTGCCGATGTTGTAGCAGGGCGGCCGCTTCTTTAGCCCCTCCACCGGGGACGACATGCAGTTGACGACCTGCTCAGCCTGTGAGGCCAGGCGCAGCGCAGCAGGCTGCTGGCTGACCCCATTGATCAGGTTGGGGATGGAGCTGCTTACAAGTGGCATGGCTCAACGCTGCAGGGCCCGGCTGGGCATGTAGGTCATGAATACACCGGTGTGGTTCGGGTTGCCACGCAGCATGTTGGTCTGGCTGACGTTGCCTTCTTCTTCCATGAAGAGAGCCCTGGCTTCGGCCTCTGCGGTGATGTTGATCTTGCTGAGGTCTGCGCTGCCGAGGATTGCTTCCTGTAGGTGCCGGCCAGCCTTGATGGTGATGTACTGCCGAGCGTGCTCAGGCAGCTCCTCCCACTCCAGGAAGTAGGTGACGTCAGCCTTGAAGGCGTCTGTGAACTGGTACGTCTTGGAGCGACGGTCGTAGAGCCTGTCGCCACGCTGCACGACGTCCAGCGATGGGTAGTTGTAGGGGTCGACCACGACACGACTGACGTTGGAGCCCACTGGCACCTCTTGCGTCACTGCGTCGGGCAGCATTTCCCGCTCGTAGTCAGTGTTGAACGACCAGCCGTCCACCTGGACCTTGCGGCTGATGTCGTTGAGCATGTCCTGAGCCTGCTGCGCCAGTCCGAACTGGCCGTTGAGGCTGTTGACGGGCGCCTCGCCCATCATCTGGAGGACGCGGTTGACCGCTTCCAGGAAGGTGGTGCGAGCAAGTGCCATGGGTCAGCTCAGAAAGGGGAAGGGGCCCCGTAGGGCCCCATTGAAACCGCTCAGCTGGTAGCGGTGTAGATCTCCACGGCGCAGTCAGGGCGCAGGATGTTGGTGCCGAGGGCCATGGAGGCAACCATGAAGGTGCCTTGCCAGAGGGCATGGACGTCGGAACCGGTCTGCTCCATCTTGAGATCCATCAGCTTCACGGTGCCGACGGCTTGCTTGTTGAAGGCAAGGGCGACGGAGTCGGTGAAGTTGGCGGAGTAGTCGTTCTGCTCACCGCTGGCCGCAGAGCGGTTGGTGGTGGGCAGGTGGTTCGACTTCAGGATGGTGATGCCAGCCACGCGCAGCACGGTGCCGTCGGCATAAGCGCCAGCACCGCCCCAATCGCGGTTGATCACATCGGTGGTCTGGACGAGCTTGTAGTACTCAGCGGGAGCGAGCACGCAGTAGCGGTCGTTCTCGGGGAGGTTGTTCTCGTCCATCTTCTGGGCTGCACTGAAGAGCGCAGTGGCCAGCTGAGCACCAGTGATTGCAGCCTTGGAGGTGGCCACGATCTTGATGCGGGTACCACCGGGCAGATCGGTGTTGAAGTTGGTGGCGGTGCGAGCAGCCTTGGCCACCATGGCCGCAATGTTGCGGTCAAAGGTGTACGCCAGAGCGTTGCCCATCTCGGTGGAGTAGGGCGCCCGAACGTCGTAGTGGTTCTTGGCTTCGTCGATGTCAGCAATGAAGACGTTGCTGGTCAGCTTGTCGTCGATCTTGATGACAGCTTCAGCGTGCTTCACGCGGCTACCAATCAGCATGGTGCCAGGCGTGTGGTACGCAGCACTGTTGAGGCCGATGATCGGGAAGGATGCACTCTTGCCGGACGAAATGGTGCGAACGGTGTGCAGGGGCTCGAAGATGGTGGCCTTACGGAAGGCGGTCAGCACCTCGCCGGCAAAGACCTGGAGGAACAGGTTGTTGTCCTGTGCCCAAGAGCCGTCAGTGGTCGTGTTGACGACGCCAAGACGAGAGGCGTCAAAGTTGGGGGCGGCCATTGCTTGTCTCCTAGAGAAGTTGGGCGGATTTCCCCGACCTCCATCTCCCTTTCACTCAGGGTGTCCTCCGCAGAGGGCCGTCGCTTCCGTGAGCGGGTCTAGGTAGTGGAAGTGTAGACACACTGTGGACCAAAGAAAAAGCCCCCCTGGTCAAGGGGGGCATCGGGTCCCTCTGCAATCAGAAAATAGAGCTTCTGGAAAGCTTGTCCTGAATCTTCCGTCTGTATGCAGGATCCTCGTGGTAGCGAGGGTCTTGCATAGCAGTCACCAGCTGAGCAGTGGACTCGAACTTGTCGACATCACCCTTGGGGGCACGGCCACCCAGCAGCTTGGGTTCACGACCAGCAGTGCCGGCGTACTTGGCGTGCAGGCCAGAAATAGCCATCCGCACGGCAGACATGCTGCTGTTGCCGGTGACGATCTCATTGAAGCCCTTGATCTCCTCTGCGCTGAGGTTCTCGGCCGCCCACTGCAGCATCTCGGCGTAGCCCTTCTCGCCGCCGTACTCGGTCTTAATGGAGTTGATCTCCTTGACCGTGAGAGCAGTGTCTTGGGCCGCCTTGTACTGCAAGCCAGACAGGTAGGCGTCGACCATGTCGCGACCGAAGCCAGCCTCTTGCAGCTGGTCGTAGTCCTCGCTGGTCAACTCACCCGTCTGTTGCCAGCGGGTGTTCATATCCGAGAAGTCGATGCCCGTCTCCTCGAGACGAGAGCCGATGAACTCGCCGTAGATCTCCTTGGCATTGCCGGGCTGGGGCTCTTTGGCCTCGTCAGGCTCGTCCTCGACCTCCTCGACGTCGTCGTCAGCTTCTGTTGCCGAGCCTTGGCTCAGCTTGCGCTGGGCTTCCTGGTATGCCTTCTCCAGTTCCTCGACGGACTTGTACTTGCCGGCCAGGAGCTGTTGTTCACCTTGTTCTTCTGCTTGCTCTTCGCCCTGCTGGAGGGCTTGGAGCATTTGTTCATTGTCTGCGGAAAGGGCTGGGGTCGACTGCTCTGTGATGGTGATGGCGTCAGGCATGGAAGCGTTCAGCGGATGGTGATGGAACCGTCTTCGTCGGTTTCAACGACAGGAGTGGGAGCAGGCTCGGAGGCGGCCTTGGCGTCCACCTGACCGATCACGATCTCCTCAGTGGGGCCTTGCTCGGGAACGTCAGCCAGTGGGCCCTGCAGGGAGACCGGGCTGGGATTGGGCTGCGGGGAGGGCATTGGGCACTGCTCCTGGGGCTGTTGGGTCACTTCCTTCTGGGAATTGCGGGCCATAAGGGGCTCCTGGTTCGGTGTAGTTGGCGGCCACTTGTCCCATTGCTGGAGACTTGAGACCGGTCATGATCAGTTCACGCTGCATGTCTTGCTGACGCAAGTCATTGGCAGCCTGAGTTTCCTGATCCAACTGCTCCTGGGTCTTCACCAAGTTAGTGGTGTCGATGGACTCAGCCGCTGCAAGTCTGCGGAGAGCTTCATCCAGGTTCAAATACTTCTGCGCAATCTCAGGGCCAAGGGTCTGGGTAGCAGTGGTAATGAACTGCACCAGCTTGTTGCGATCATCGCCGCGGCCAATGGCTTCCAGGCCAGTCACGGGCTTGGGATTGACCAGTGGCTGGCCACCTTGGCCCTTCGGGAAGGGGGCCAGCTTGCGCTGCTTGCGCAGGATGTGCATCAACCGACGGACCAGGGGCAGCTGTAGCTCCTGGGTGAGGATGCTGTACAGGCCTCCGATGCCTGCCTCCAGCTCCTGTGACATGTAGCGGATCTCTTCCGCGGTCACTCTTTCACCGGGGCGCTGGATGGCGGTGTTCAGCAGGAAAGCGAACTGCAGTCGACCCTCGATCCGGTCGATGGTGTTCTGTGCAATGCCCAGATCCTGTGCCTTCTGGCTCTGGATGACGGTGACGTCGTTCGCATTGCCTTGGACGATGGCACCGTTGGGTGCATTGGCCAGGGTCCGGGGGCGCGTGGTGCCGTTGGGGTTGACCAGGAACAGGATCTTGGCAGCGGCAGCGGCGCCTTCCAGCACCGACTGGTACAGCGATTCAAGGGCCAGCAGGTCGCCGTAATACTCCTCGATGTACGAACGCCCGTACTCTTCGCCATCCACGCGGTTAAAGCGCAGGGGGATCCAAGGCGACACGTCCTTGTCGCACATGCCGTGGGTGCCAGGGACTTCCTTGCCCTTTACCTCTTGCCACCAGTGGCACTTGTCGTTCTCGAACTCGACGTGGGTGACGATGCGCACGGTCTTCTTGGACGACCGTCCCGTGTACTCGTCAGCGTCTTCCTCCTCGTCGATCTCTTCGTACAGAGCAGGGGGCAGGGCGTCTGGATAGACCTCTTCCTCGACCAGGATCTCCACCACGTTGCCGATGGGATCCCGGCACACCACGAACTGGTTGAAGTGGATGACCCGGAGACCCTCTTCGCCGACGTAGAGCAGGATATTGCCGCCCACCAGCAGGTGCTTGAAGGCTTCGTGCATGGCGGCACGACCACCTGCGGTCTCAAAAACGGACATGACCGCCCGCTCCACCTTGACCAAGGCGGTGTCCAGCTCTGTCTTGATCTCTGGCCCGGCCTCTGCGACACGCAGGGCCAGGTCATCGATCTCGAGCTTGAAGAAGCTGGAGTTAGGGGGGAACAGGCTGATCAGCAGCTTGCTGGCCAGGTAGTTCACCCCCCTGGCGCCCAGGGATTGGTAAGGGGTCTTGAGTCGACCCCTGTCGTTGAAGCCTGCGTCGGGAATCAGGCCAGGGATGGTGACCTTGCTGCAATCCCGGGCCCGCTCGAGGAAGGCATCACGGTTGCTGACCAGCTGGCTGTAGCGAGCGGCAGCCGTGCCGGGCTCGTCCTCATTGGAGTAG